GGGCAGGGCTTTCTCAAGTATTACTACGACGAGACTGAAACCGCTCAAAGCTACGACCTAGAGAACTTGGACGACCAGGCGCTCAACGCGCTGAATTCAGACCCAGACATCGAGATCGACATGCTGATGTCAGTCGTGTCTGACGACTCGCCAGAGCCGCTGCACAAAGTGCGTGTTACCAAGCGTAACAAAATAGGCAAGGTGAAAGTCATGTCGGTGCCGCCCGAAGAGGTGCTGATCAACCGGCACGCCCGCAGCATGGACGACGCCGAGCTTGTGGCCCACCGCGCTTACCTTCCGATCAGTGACCTGGTCGAGATGGGCTACGACCGAGACGAGATGGAGGCTTTCGCCACCGACGAGGATGACTTCGACTTGTTTAACCAAGAGGCGCGCGAGCGGTTCTTTGACCAGCGAGATGTTGACTACCGCGACCCATCGCGCCGGCGAGTGCTGTACGTTGAGGCCTATGTCCACCTGGATGTAGATGGCGACGGGGTCAGCGAACTGCGCCGCGTATGCTGCGCCGGCCCGAACTACGAGATTCTCCGCAACGACCCAGCAGACCTGGTGCCGATTGCGCTATTCCAGCCAGACCCAGAGCCACACACCGCCCTTGGCGGTCTGAGCATCGCCGACCTGACTATGGACATCCAGCGCATCAAGAGCGCCGTGCTGCGCGCCAGCCTGGACAGCCTGTCTATGTCGACCCACCCGCGAGTCGGGATCGTTGAAGGCCAGGCGTCGCTAGAGGACGTGATGAACGTCGAAGCGGGCGGGGTGATTCGTATGCGCCAACCTGGCGCGGTTGTGCCGTTTAACTTGCCTTTTGTTGGCAAGGAGGCGTTTCCGATGCTGGCCTATATGGACGAGATGCGCGAAAACCGCACCGGCATATCGAAAGCAGCTGACGGTTTAGATCCAAGCGCGCTGCAGTCCAGCACCCTCATGGCCGTGCAGCAGACTGTGGCAGCTGCCCAGCAGCGTGTTGAGTTGGTTGCCAGGCTGTTCGCAGATGGCGGCATGACCCAGCTTTATAAGGGCCTCCTGCAGCTGATCATCAAGCACATCGACAAGCCGCGCATGATCCGGCTGCGCAACCAGTTTGTGCCGATGTCGCCAGACCGTTGGAACGCAAACATGGACGTTGTATCCAACGTCGCGCTTGGTAAGGGTGGCGACCAAGAGCGCATGGCCATGCTTCAGCAAGTCGCCGGCAAGCAAGAGCAAATATTGCAAACAATGGGGCCAGTGAACCCATTGGTAGATATGACTAACTACTATCAGACCTTGGTTCAAATGCTGGAGATTGCGGGATTTAAAGACCCGCTGCGCTTCTTTAAAGACCCAGCGAACTTCCAGCCTTCGCAAGAGCCGCCTAAGCCCGACCCGAACGAGGCGCTGATGCAGGTGCAGATGCAGGCCATCCAGGCAGACATCCAAAAGAAAGCGGCGGAGCTAGAACTGGAGCGGGACAAGATGCTTCGAGAGGACGACCGTCGCCGCGACAAAGACGAGGCTGATATCGCACTCAAGGCAGCCGAGATAAACGCCAGGTATGGCGCGCAAGTTGATACGGCTCAGATCAAAGCAAACTCAGAACGAGACCGTGAGTTGGTCAAGCAATTAAGCGCACAAAGACCAAATGGCATTTAAACAGCAGGAATTAATCAACATCCAGAGGATGGCCGACGATCCTGACTTTAAGGGGGTGATCGAAAATCTGCGGCTCGAATATTTCGAGAAGTGGTGCAAAGAACGCAAACCCGATCTACGGGAGCGCTTGTGGCTACAACAGGAAGTCCTAGACGACGTTGTCATGCAAATGCGTGCCGCCGCCGATCAATTGGCCTTCGACAAATATAGGAACAGTTAGATGGATGATAGAATAGATGGAAGCGAACCCCAAGATATGGGGGCTTCCGTTGGAAGCGCACAACAAATTATCGCAGACATGCTTGGTTCCCCAGAGGATAAAACCGATCAAGTAAGCGAGACAGTTGACGAGTCCCTAGAGGGCGAGGTGTTTGACGACGCCGAGTATGAAGAGGCCGACGAGGCACTCGACTCGGATGACGATCACGACATCGATCTGGATGACGACGAATACGAGCCAGATGAGGAAGTCGAAGCGGCTGACAAATTCACGGTCAAAGTGGCCGGCGAAGAGTTGGAGGTTGATTTAGATGAACTCAAAAACGGCTACTCGCGTCAAGCAGACTATACAAAGAAAGCACAAGCGTTAGCAGAAGAGCGAAAGCAATTCACGCAAGATCGCGACGCAATAGTGCTTGAGCGACAGCAATACGCACAACTACTTGGTGCATTGCAGCAACAACTAGCAACAGACCAGACGCAGCAACCTGATTTTGACCGGCTGTATGAGGAAGATCCCATAGAAGCCGCTAGGTTGGAGCGTAAATGGACGCAGCAGCAGCAAGCCAAGCAGCAAAAAATGCAGGCCATTGCCCTGGAGCAGCAGCGAGTTAGAGAAGCTAACGCCCAGGAACAACAGCAGCAAATGCGCGGGCTTATTGAGCAAGAAGTCCAGCGGTTGCCCGAAGTCATCCCAGAGTGGAAAGACGAGAAGCGGGCATCTAAAGAACGCGACGAGTTGCGCACTTATTTGAGTGAGCAAGGCGTTAACGAAGAGGAGATGAATGCCCTCGTTCGCGCCAACCACATCGCCGTGCTGCGCAAAGCCATGCTTTACGACAAGGGTCGTCGCAGGGTTAAGAGCGCAGAGAAAGAGGGTCGCAAGACCCGCACCGTAAAGCCAGGGTCTAGGGCAGGACAACAGCCCGCTAGTAAACGCAGAACAAAAGTCGCCTATCAACGTCTTGCAAAAAGCGGCAGCCGCGATGATGCGGCCGCCTTACTTGAAAGTCTTATTTAGGAAAAAAGACAATGGCTATTATTGCAAACACCCTGACCAGCCACACAGCTGTTGGTATTCGTGAATCGCTTGCGGACGTTATTTATAATATCAGTCCCGAATCGACTCCGTTTGTGTCAAACATGACCAAGCGCAAGTCTGTATCTAACACCTTCTTTGAGTGGCAGACAGATTCACTTGCCGCTGCAGCTGCTAACGCGCAGATTGATGGTGACGATTTATCGTCATACACTGCTGTCGCCTTAACTAGTCGGTTAGGTAATTACACGCAGATTCTGCGCAAAGATTTCATCATCGCCGACAACTTAGGTGGCGCGATTGATGAGGCTGGGCGTCGTTCTGAGATCGCTTACCAGTTGGCCAAGAAGGGCAACGAGCTGAAGCGTGACATCGAGTTCAACTTCTGCGGCGTAAACCAAGCGGCTGTCGCTGGTTCTTCTTCTGCGGCTCGCAAAACTGCTTCTCTGAGTGCGTTCATTCGCACTAACACAAGCAAAGGCACCGGCGGTGCAGATCCGACCGTATCTGGCGGCATTGTTAATGCTGCGCGAACCGATGCAAGTACCTCAAACCGTCGAGCATTTACTGAAGCAATGCTAAAGACAGTGGTACAGAGCGTGTGGTCGCAGGGCGGAGAGCCTAAGTTCCTGATGGTTGGCCCACACAACAAGACTGTTGTGAGCGGCTTCGCAGGTATCGCGGCACAGCGTTACATGGCACCTGACGGCCCTACTCAAATAATCGGAGCGGCGGACGTGTACGTCAGCGATTTTGGGGCCATCGCGATTTCACCAAATCGTTTTAGTCGCGAGCGCGATGCGTATGTGATTGACCCTGATTTGGTTGAGATGGCTACCTTGCGCCCGATTCAGTCAGAAGAGCTTGCAAAGACTGGTGACGCAACCAAGTACATGCTTTTGGCTGAAGTCGGTCTGCAGGTCAACAACGAAGCCGGCTTGGGCATCATCGCTGACTTGACTGACGCATAAGGACTGATATGGAAGATAGACGCACACTTTCTGTTGATAAAGCCGCTGGCATTAAAACAGAGTTCGTTTACGAATCCGGTGACACGTTAAAAGACGACACGGTTAAGATTGCGACCTCGCAAGACGTAACCAAAATCGTTGAGGCGAACAAGCGGGCGCGTAATGAAATTGATCGCCACCATAAGCATGGCGAGTGGTCAAAAGTGGCGTCTATCCCATTGACTGTACTGTACGACTTGAAGCGGCGGGGAATCGCCGACGATCCCGCCGCATTCAAGCGTTGGCTCAACGATCCAGACAACCGTGCGTTTAGGACGCGCGACGCCAGGATCTAATGGCCGTCACTAACTACAGCGAACTCCAGGCAGCGGTTGCTGATTGGCTGAATCGCGACGATTTAACGGCCGCCATAAAAGATTTCATATCGCTGGCAGAGGCTGAGTTGACCAGGACGCTGCGGCATCGCTCGATGATTAAGCGATCCACGGCAACCATCGACAGCGAGTATTCCGCTACGCCAGGGGATTGGATACAGACCGTGTCCCTGATCCTAGAGACAGACCCTGTCCGGCAAATGGAGTATGTGACAAACGAGGCGTTGAATGGCTTGAAGGTCAGCAGCAGAGCGACCGGAACGCCGACGCACTTCACACACGTTGGGACAGAGATACAGGTTCACCCAAGGCCAGATAACACTAGTTCGGGCTACACAGGCGAAATTGTTTATTACGCGAAGATCCCAGTTCTCTCTGACTCCAACACCACCAACTGGTTGCTCACATTAGCGCCAGACGTTTATTTGTACGGCGCTCTGATTCAAAGCGCGCCATATCTGCGAGATGACGAAAGGCTGGCCACTTGGGCGAGCCTGTACCAAAAATTAATCGAAGACCTCTACGTCAGCGACCAACGAACTCGCGGGCAGACGAGCGTAAGAATGCGCGCGGCTGCGCTGCAATAGGAGTTAATCATGGCTGGCTTCAGCGACTACCTTGAAAACAAAGTGCTTTCGTATGTGTTCAGCGGCGGCAGCTTCTCACAACCTGGCACCAAGTACCTGGCGCTTTACACAACCGCACCAACAGACGCCGGCGGCGGTACTGAATTAAGCGGCAGCGCCTACGCACGTCAAAGCTGCGCATTTACTACAACTGGCGCACAAGCAACAAATAGCTCAGCAGTAGAGTGGCCAACAGCTACAGGCTCCTGGGGCACTGTGGTTGCTGTCGGCGTGTTCGACGGCAGTTCTGGCTCTAATCTTTTAGCCTGGAACAACCTCACCGCTAGTAAAACGATCAGCACCGGCGACGTATTCAGAATCAATGCCGGCGACCTTGATATCGACCTAGCCTAAATGAGCCAGGGCTTTGGTAATGGCAGTTACAACTCTGGCAAGTGGAATGTATGGAGCTATAAAGACGGCGCTTCAACGATCACTGCCGCCGGCACGCTTACGGGTGCAGGCACTCGTGTTCAGCACGCGGCAGCTGCCATCACGGCTACTGCGAGCGTTAGTGCTGGCGCTCATCGCGTTGTTCCTGCTTCTGGCACAATTACGGCAGCAGCTACCCTGGCGGCAACAGCGGCTAGGGTACAGAGCGCATCTGCGTCAATCACAGCAGCCAGCAGCGTCTCGGCGTCAGCTGTTACGGTTGTGGATGCGAGTGCTTCGATTGCTGCGTCGTCTGCTGTCACCGCTGCGGGACATCGCCTCGCAGCTGGCGCAGCAACAATCACAGCCTCGTCGTCTGTTAGCGCAGCTGGCGAGCGAGTTGCAGTGGCAGGCGCAACGATCTCTGGATCGTCTAGCGCGTCTGCATCAGCGTTTCGTATCGCTCAAGCGGCGAGCGCGATCAGTGCTGCAAGCACTGTCAGCGCAGTCGGCGAGCGTGTCGCAGATGCTGCCGCAAGCATTGCGGCAAGCAGCAGCGTCGCTGCATCTGCGCAAATTATCGTCGCGGCGAGCGCAACGATCACAGCAACAAGCACCGTCACAATCATTGGCGGCGAGTATCACTTTGGCGCTGCGACTATCGCGGCGACTTCTAGCGTCAGCGTATCAGGCCGCGAAAAATGGGAGCCTGAGTCCAACGCATCAACGACCTACACCCAGCAGCCAGCGGCCAGCACCAGCTACACCCCAGCATCAGCTGCATCTACTTCATTCACTGCAGCAAGCAGTGCAAGCACTGATTACACCGAGCAACCAGCTGCATCGACTAACTGGCAAGAGGCGGCATAGGAATTAAGAAATGGCTGATACATTTGACTCAAGACTAAAATTACGGCTCCAAGAATCTGGCGGCAACTCTGGCCAGTGGGGTACGCT